GTGCATCCTCCTCGCTCGACGATTTTGTCATCGAATAGGTCACAAGCTTGCGCAGATAACCTTCAACTTCATTCAAAGGAGGTAATTGTTCCAAAATTGGTCTAATCACCCTTACCTTGAATTCTGTTCTTTGGAGTTCTGCATTCCATCTACGCTTCCCATACCGATAATACTTATGGGAAGGAGAGTCTTCATGTTCTCGGATCCAACCGAGGACAGAAGATTTAGGTGAAACGAAAGGTAGGATTGAAACCTTCCACTTCTTAACCTTACTGATTGCAGTGCGGAGATATCTTGCAGTTTCTCGGAAGCCCTTATAAAAGAGCTTACTCTCCAATTGGAGAGACGAGATCAAGACATCTGTCTGTGAAGAGTTACTAGGTATACTACGAAAGTATACTGGAGTTATGTCTTTACCTTTAAAGGCATGGACGCCACAAGACTCACGAAAGCTAGATCGGTAATAACTTTTTTCGGTATTAATTTTCATACCGAAACGAGGTAACCAATCATAAATAGCTTGCACACAGCCAGATTTGACTATTATGTCATCTCCGTACACGTATACCAGTGAATCATCATTTCGCGGCGCAACGGATAGAGCAATGATCGCCCTGCACAAAGCATAGTGCACAAGCGACATAATTGGAAAACACAGAGCACTACCCATAGGTGCATATTTTGCACACGGGAAATCAGTTATAAATCTGATTTCGTCAGGTAGCTCTATGGTTCTTACAGATAAAGACATGACTGCATCGTGCAGCCATACGTTATCTTGTAAAAGGTATGACACCAAATCTCTAGGTACACGATCACTTGCGGCTTTCATATCGATAGTCGCATACGATTTTGTCCTTGAAGATTCAAGTGCCAGATCTCCATTGACCTTTTGGTCCTTGAAATTTATCTTGCCTTTACAGACAGGATGTTTCTCAAGTACATGGTATAAGGCGTTTTTAACACCTTGTTGGAGCCATTGCGTTTCCAATTCCTCTATACATATACCTCTTGGTTTCGCATAAGTTTTAGGAACAAACTTGAAACGAGAGGTTGGAGCTTCACGTCTGATCAAAGACATGAACTTTTTACGTTCGACTACGAGATCCCAAGGATGAGGGGTGTAGAACCACTCTTCATAGGGAAATACCTCGTTAAGTTGTGCGTACATCACGTGCGGTCGAAAACGCTCGTGATTTTGTCGTGGAGTGTTAGTAGCACCAGGCCCCGGTCTGGGGATGAATAGTTCAGGGTATTTGTCAGGATCAAGTCCTTTCAAAATTTCCTTACAATATCCACGTGCTTTCTCCAAAATAGGCGTATTAGCCTCATTGAAAAGATCCAGATATCTTAACTCAATATCTGTGTCAACAAATGACTGCAACTCCTTGCAGAGTACGCTCTTGCGATAGGGACCCTTTAGTTTTTTAAAGGCTACACAGAATTGATATAATAATTCTATGCACTTGACCCTATCTGAGTTATTGACCTCGTATATCCTACGAAATAGCTGCCGCAAAAATGCGGGGTGTTTTCTCCCAGGGTCCAGTTTGAACCCAGGGTAAGAGGATACGCCTGTCTCCATATAATTGAGTAAACATATGAAGAGATTAGGCAAGGTCTGAGTAACAAAACCCAAACCTTCGGAAGCGAAGCGACGTTTAAAAGTCGCGACGTCTACGGAGTAGTCAGTAACCCCCAATTGTAAGCAGTTAAAGATATCGCTAAGCAAGCAGAGACAATAATCACCAATGTTAAGGTGGTTCTCGGCAAACTTCCTGATGATAAATTTCTCATCAGAACGCGATACACCAGTCGCATGACTGGGTTCCCTTGGCTTTTCAGGATCGATGCGGTTTTTACCCATCCAGTCCTCCAGCCATCGGCAAGTCCTTCAAGAAGCTTAATTACAATCTTGATGATAACTGCGTACTGATCTTTTGTCATAAAGACCTCCATTTTGGTGAGGGTTAACCCACCATTGAATTACGGAGATTCTTAACGACATTAGCCAGTGCAAGCACTGCTAAATGTTTTGTAAACTCAAGTTGGATCTCTGCAACAGAAAAGGCTTTATCAGCCGTAATTGTTGTGTTGATCGTAATCGGCAGAAGAACACCATCGCCATTGGCGGCGGGTTCTACGTTGATTTTTGAGGATACAAGATGCCTTGGTACTGAAGAACGTTTATCGTGTTTAACTACGATAAGTGGTTCAGCTGCAATTTCTGCGGCGGTTTCTATATATTCTCCGATCTTGGATCGGGGGTCGTCAACTTGACCCCTAAAAGAATATATATGATCATCAGTACCATCGTTGATTGTAAAGGGATCTGTTGGGAACATGCCCATGGTCTTACTCCTTATATTATAAAGCTCGTAACGTGAGCGATCACGCCGGGTTATCCGGAGAAGTCATTTGGTTTAAACCAACTCCTTATCACATAAAACATCTCAGTAATGCGATCAGATTTGTCGTTTGTCCTGAACTGGGCAATTTGACAGCCGGTAACGGTAAGCCTTTATTAGGCTTGACTAATCGTCTACTGTAGGCGGTACTCTCGAACCCAGATAACTGGATATCGCGGGTCTCAGGAGGATAATAAACTCCATTGATGACCCATCCGAGAATCCTAGAATCGTCGTTTGTGAATCGTCCAGCTTTTGACGAAACCAAAACAGACTCGCAATATTGATTGAGTCTGAAATCGACGTTTGGATCTGTTCTAACAGCGTCAAGAGATTTGCCGATACCTATAAAGTAATCGACAACGAAGCTAAATGGAATCATATCCCACATAGCTTTTGCGTTTGGGACTAAGCCCCAATAGGTAAGTAGCGCGTCAATCTCACCCCTCATCGCATACTGATAAGTATACGACATGGTGGCCGTAAAAGTAACGGAAGTCTCGGTGCCAGTCAAATAGCGATAGCTATTTGATGACCCGGGAGTCTTATTCGAAGTCTGATCTATTGACTGCGAATAATGACTACTTTGAGTGGTTTGACCACGTTCAAAGAACTGTTTTTGAGCGTCGCGCACAATCGTGCCCATCTGTGCATGGATTTTTAGACAGTCCGATATTGTCGGATCAATCATAAACTCCTTTGTCAGATGCATTTCGGCAAGTACCTTGGTTGACAGTTTGAAAGCATCGAGCGATAAAACACTAGATGCTGTCAAAACATCCTTCTGGATTAAATTCCTGAAGTAACGATGCATAAACGTTTTTAGGTTTCGAAATTGACGTGCTAATTTGGCATAATTAAACCTCATAGCATATTTCAAAATCGAACGAAAATCTTTTAACTCAAAAAGAAAATTGAGCATAGATATTTCACCTTCAAAACGTGGCTGCATTGTCCACCACGCAGACGACCTCGCTGAACTTAACGAGGCCCAATCGGAAAACAGGACGGCATCTGGAATAGTGCCGGCCCACTGGGCATCCCTATAAAAAGGATATTTCCAGTAATAATTTCCACTAGACAAATAATTCTTGAAG